CATTGGGCAGATTTGACACGAAAGTATCCTGAACGGGCAGGCAGGGCATACGAATTGTACCTTGCCGACAAAAAAAAGCAAGCAAATCCAACGACTTATTTTAAGTTTGCTGGACTCAAAGAAAAACAGGACGAAGTCCGTTATCAGATGGGGCTTGCGAAATATGTTGAACAAGAAAAAATAAAAATGGAGATGAAAAAATGATGAGAAATATTTGTTGTTCGTTTGATAATGAACACGGCACAGTATTTGTTACCTGTAACAATGGTGTGCACCCAGACAAAAACGGACATTATTCCAATACAATCGTAATGACACGTGATAGTTTTGCAGCGGCAATGAAAAACAAACTGTTGTTTAACGAAGCACTGGGAATTGATATTCGTGCTGGGTGGCAGAACGCATTGCACGGTGCGATTTCCAACTGTATGGGTATTAAGACCGACCTTGACCCTGAAACCGCTGCCAAGGAAGTTTTGGCTGTGAACGTTGAACAACGTGGTGAAGAAGCTGTTGCGGCAGATATTGCTGAATTGCAAAAAAACAATGAAGCAATACAGGAAGAAATAAAAGAAATAATGAAAAAAGAAACAGAACAGGGAGAAAAAGCCAATGGCGACGAAACTGGAAAAACTAGACCTGCAAAGAGCAGCAAGAAGTCCAGAGGGGCAACTGCTGATAAAGCACCTGATGTCGAAAGCACAGGAAGCGATAGTGAATCAAAATGAGTTAGTGTTCAAGGGTATGATGATGTCTGTCTTTGCCCTTAAACAATTAGCCGATAAAGAAACAATACTAGAATCAAGGGAGCAATAAATGGAACCAAACAATGTAAATGATATTTTGGCACAGGAACTGGAAAAAGCGGGTATTGTCGCTGAAGGTACAGAACCAAAAGAAACAGAAACTGCACCAGAAGAAACATCTGCCGAACAACCTGTGTCTGCGGAAACACCAACAGAAGAAAAACCTGTGGAAGAAAAACCAACAGACGAAGCCCCTGTTGAAACCAAACCAGCAGACGAACCAAAGGCTGAAACGCCTGAAGTCGACCCTGAAAAATTGGTAGAACAGGCGACCCAAGAACCTGAACTGATTGACGGGAAATTCAAGTCGCAAGACGAATTGTTAAACGCATATCACAATTTGCAAAAGCAATTCACGCAAAAATCACAACAAGCGGCAGAAGTCGTGCGTTCACAGGACGATGTTTATTGGGACAATGAAATTGCCAAAGCAGAAGATATTGTTGCCAAAGATATTGTAACTAAGGCATTGGACACTATTACCGACCCAGCGCAAAAGACCGAAGCAATGACCGCTATGAATAAATGGTTGCAGACGGGTAGTGCGGAAGACCTGTCAGCGTGTTTGGGTTATATGGACGTTCGTGTTGAACGCCAAGTACGCTTGCAAGCAATGGACGCGTCAGCCAAGATTCGTGCTGAAGCAACTCGTTTGCGTGACGAAGCGTGGCAAAAACCGTTGGTCGAAGAACTAAAAACCGTGCGTGCAGAAGACCCTGAATGGTTTGATGCGCCAGAAACACAGGAAATCATTAAGGCGGCGATTGCTCTGAATGGCGCAAAGTTAGATGTGAAAGGTCTGAAAAAAATGATTCAGGCGGTATCTGACAAGGCGGTTGAAAAATATAAAGCCAAGGTTGCCAAAGAAACAGCGGTTAAGGCAGAACAACAGGCGGTATCGGTCAAAGCGGCATCGCACAACGAACCTGCAAAGCCTGAAAAACCGATTGACCCGAACGATATTGAAGCGATGTTGGGCAAGGAATACACAAAACTGGGGTTAGGACAATAATGATGAAATACTTTACAATTTTGTTAGTTTTAGCATTTTTGCAAAGTGGTTGCACAAGGAAAGAACCGGTTGAACTGGCGTTTAACGACATACAGCAATCGGTTCAAGCCCTTGAGCAGACATTGCCAGCAGAATGCAAGACAGACCAAACAATGACAGCCATAAATAAATTGCAGGCGGAAATTACAGAAGCACGCGCTACGTGTCAGACAAAAATACTCGACTATAAAACCAAATATGAAAGGGCAGTTTCAGCAATATTTTTCATAATTTTGGTCTTTTTTGTAAAATTTTTACTAAAAAAATAAAAAAAGACGGTTAGATTTGGGTATTTTATAGTAAGGAAGACAAAACCCGAATCCTAGTATTGGATAATCTGGCTTGCCAGACCCGAAAACGGAACGGACAATTTTCAATCCGAAATAACATTATGTTTAACCTAAAAGCAAAAATGGAGAATAAAAATGTCATCTAATGCTTTTCAATTAGGGGCAACACCATATAATGCCATTTCGGAAATATGGTCTAAAGCCCTGTTAAAATCTTTGTCGGTTACCGGCGTGTACAAACACATTGCTGTTGACCATTCTTCTGAACTGTCTGCTAACTCAGATGCGATTCATTTGCGTTTGATTAACGATTCTTCGGTTAATGTTGGTAATTACTATACTTATAGCAACACACCGGGCACAGCAGGTACAGAAGGCACAATCACTTATACAAAACCAGTTGTCGATAAAACAACTTTGCAATTAACTGAAACACCGTATGCTGCTGTTTCTTTTGAACATTATGCGTTGAAAACGGCTGATGTTAAATTCCAAAGTGCTATTATCGAACGCGCTCGTTACAAAATTGCTTGTGCAATCGACACTTTGGTTATGAACACAATTATTGCTGCGGTTCCAGCGGGTAATACATTGACACCGTTTGACGCTACCCAAGCGGCAGAAGGCGACGTATATGACCAATTGTTGCAATTGGCGGCAATCTTGAAAACAGCAGGTGCTGTTCCTGTTTCCAACACTTCTGACTTGTTTGGCGACAAGGGTATGAAGAACATTGGTTATGTGGTTGTGAACCCACAGGTTATGCGTTTCATCTTGAAAGAAAAAGCATTTGTGAAAATCGATTTCACAGATAAAAATGCTATGTGGAAAGATGGAATCGTTCGTGGAACCATCGCAGGTTTGGTCGTGTTAGAATCTTCTAACTTACCGACAACATCGAAGACCGTTAACGTCTTTGCTGGTATCAAAGAAGCGGCACACTTCGCTATTCGCGAATATGCTAACCGTATGATTGAAGACCCATCTCACTTCTCGGTGTTGTGGTCTGTCGCATACGCAGCGGGTGCAGTTGTTTCTCATCCAAACGCATTGGCGAAAGTCGTTGTTACGGTAGAACCATAACTAATCGTGGGGGGCGGGTTCCCCTTGATGCCTGCCCCCACAGTTAAATTAAAAGCGAAATGCTATGATAGTTTATGAATACGAAAATAATTCAGTTGTAACAAGAGAATTGTCACAAGAAGACAAGCAGGCGGTTATTGACAGCGTTTCTCAAAAGTGGGAAACTTGGTCCCGACCAATCGCAGATTTGAAAGTGCGACGCGATACCGTTGCTGACCGTGCGCGTCCAAAGGTTTGCGGACAGAAAAAACCAGACGAGTGGAAATCAAAGATAGAATTGAACCGCCCATATGAATTTTACAGCAAATTATATGGTATTCTGTACGAAACATTCTATGATAAGATTTCGTCTTATTTGAAAATGGGCAAAACGCAGTATGATGAGGTTTATAACCGTGCGTTGACCGCTGAAAACAAAAAATCACTGTTGGCGTGTATGAAAGATTTGTTGCAGAGTGGTGAAATCGTTGCTAGTGCCGAATTGCAAAATACTTATGAAAAAATTACATTGCCGATTGAACAAATTGGTATGGTTGACCCAGCGTCGATTGTGTCGGTTCGTCGTGATTCATTTGTTGTAAAGCAGAAAACGGGTGAAAAAGTCAATTTTGTGCGTATAAATCCGTGCAATTTTGCATACGACCCGCTGATTATGCCCTGTACTGAAGATTTTGACCGTTGCGACAAGATTGTAAAGCAGTGGAAAACCAAACAACAGATTTTGTCCAACAAAAGTTATGAAATCAAACGCGAAGAATTAGATACCGATTTCGGCACAGGCGTTGTTGTAAACGAACAATCGGCAGACAAAAACGACCAAGATGTTACTGTGCGCTATAATCAAATCGAAGTGTTGACATATATGGGCAACTTTACTATCAATGGTCGGTTTTATGAAGATTATGTCGCAGTGGTTATTGGACGCAAGTATTTAGTGTATTTTGAACCACGCGGTATTTATACGCCGGGCATATATTATTTCCCGTATCACGCTTTGGAAGAAGGTGCGCGCGGAACATCGCCATTGTATTATATTTTGGACTTGTGTGCCGCGGAACAAAAGACCTATAACGACAGTATTGACTTTATTGAATTGCAGAAAAACCCGCCACAGTATGTGCCAGAAGGGTTCTTTGAAGAACAGGTTACAACATTGGAACCAGGGTTGCACGTTACGTATAACCCAGGTATGTATGACCCGAATGCAATTAAAGATATTATATTCAATGCCCAACCGTTGATGTTGTTCCAAGAATCAACAAAACAGTTGGAAAAAGAAATCGCAGGTATTGACAACGGACAGTTGTCTGAAAAGTCGGAAGCCCTGACAGAAGAAGAAGTCAAGCGCGTTGCGACAAGCGACAACCTGATACCAAATATGATTATTTCGGGTATTTTGCTGAATGTTATTGCTAAATACTTGAAAGATTGTGTGCTGATGTTAAGTCAGGCGACAATGGACGAAAATATTGTCAAGACCGCGTGGGAATATGCCAACGAACAATATCAAATGCAGAACATTGTGAATGCGCTTGACAAGATTGGGACAGCCGAACCGTCAATGGTTAATTTGCAGAACAGCGCAACCAAGGTATTTGAAACAATGGGCGTGAACCCGAATGAATACTTGAACGATGGTCGTACGGCGCAGATTATACAGAACTTTGCTGGTTTGTCAGACGAAGTATTGCAACAGTTGGTACAAGTTGGGCAACAAATGCAAGTTGAACAAAACAACCTGACAAAAGCAAGCAAGATGATGGGGCAGATACAAGACGACGAATACCGCAGAATTTTGCGTGATTCGTGGAAAGAACAAGGTGTTATGCCAAGTGAAGTTGTTGTGCCGAATGGTGACTCTACAATGACTGTTCCAGTAACGCGCGTAACGCCTGAAACACAGGTTCAAAACAAAACATCAACAACGGCGGACTAAAAAATGAAAAACTATAAAGAATTAGTGCAAGAAGTATTAAATCAGAGAGCAATTATCGATAATCGTTTGGTTGTCGATTTGTCCGATGTCAGCCCGTCTGTAATGATTGCGTTTAATCAGGCGTGCGAATTTATGTTGAATGTCCACACTTGGCGGTGGAACACCCGTAAAGAAGTATATCTAAACAATCTTGGACAAGACACGTTCCCGATGCCGTATGGCATTGTTCACGGGGTGCTTTACACCAAGGGTTCTGACGGCGATAAGTGTGCGTTGGAATACACAGACGAATTGACAGCAACAAAGGGTTGTCCGCAACAGTGGTCGCATAAGTGGGACACAGAAGAAATACAGATTGCGCCAGCAGTATCGTCAGATTGTGACGAAGTTTCCACAACCACGATACAATATCACGACAAACATCTTGCGTGCCTTGGTAACAGAACCGACGGCAATTTACTGAAAGAGTTTTCGTTGTCAGAAGACACAACA